GACTGGGGACCCACGGCAGATACCGAGCCCAATGCAGCACCGACCGATACCCCAAGGTAAGCGAGCCCAAACATGTTCCTCAATGCAGAGTCATACACCCTTGCCCAAACCTGGATTCCGAGGTATCTGCCTCCAGGGTCATTCCCTCAGCCGGCATCGAAATGCCCGCTGCATTCTAGCCATGGCGGCACTGAGCCGATCATGATGGAATGGATGTACTTGCCCCGGCCGTGGCAGGTCGCAGTATGGGGCGCTGTTCTCGATCCCTCCAAGATTTGGGTTTGCCCGAATGTCTGGCACACGGCTGCCGCTCGGGCCGAGCAGATGCGAGACCGGAATGAGGGCCTGGAGGCCTGGGACATCGCCGTCCACGGCTCCGAGGAGGAGCCCACGATTGAGGGCCTGGCCTGGACGGCTTTGTACCACTGGCGCAGAGCGATCAATGGGCGCTCGATCAATCAGGTGTCCGCCCCAACCGCGTGCGAGCCGGGCGAATGGCGCTGCTCGATTTGCGGTGGCGGCATGGAGTACCAATTGCGGCAATTCTCTCACGTCTGCCAGCCGGGCGCTCTCAAGGCCGCTCGGGATCGGGCGCGGCTCGCTCACCCCTCGGGCTCGGGCCGGATGGGCACCGAGATGGCACGCTCATTGCCACTAGGCGGTGCCGAGGACACGGATGGGTCTCCCGTACCGGACCCGGACGACGGCAGCCCTTGGGACGGCTCTCACGAGGTCACCCTGGAGGGCTCGCCATTCGGGCCGCACCTGCTGATCGCGCAGGTCAATGAGAGGCTCGGGCCGCTTGGCCTACGATGGGATGGGGCCGATGTCTCGCGCGTCGTGGACGCAAGGGCCTGAAGCCGTGAGAGCCGCAAGGGTTGTAGAATGCAGCCGAATGGCCACGGTGATCTCTCTTGACCCCGGTGGTACAACGGGCTGGTCGGTGTTCTCGGTGGAGCCCGACTCGCTCGTGGACAATGACATCTCGATCCTCAAGTCAATCACCCACTGGCGCTCCGGCCAAATCGTCGGGCCGGAATGGCAGCAAGAGGATTCCATCCTGGAGTTGCTCGCGGCTTGGCCTGGGGCGGCTGTGTGTACCGAGCAGTTCATCCCGAGGCAGGCCAATATGGGCGATGAGATGTACTCGCCCATGCGGCTCAATGTTCTGGTGAAGTGGGCAATGCGGCGAGGATTTGACGGCGTGGATGAGTTTGGCAATCCTCCCCGCCAGACATTCACGCAGCAGCCGTCGATGGCAATGGGGACGGCGACGGATGAACGCCTCAAAGCATGGGGCTTGTACGTCAGAGAAGGCGGTCAAGAACACGCACGAGACGCCACCCGTCACGGCATCACTTTCCTGCGCCGAGCCAAGGAGAAGCGCAATCTGAGGTACAGAGCGTGGCCGAATCTCTTTGACCGCGAGGGCATGCTGCTATGACTCCTGGGCCGATTGACTTGCTTGATGGGGCCTGGAGTGCAATCAAAGGTCTTATCTATGGGGCTGCAAATGCTGCGTCTCGGTTTGGGGGAGGGGTGTGTCGGGACGTATTTCATGGGTTTGTTCGCGGTATTGCAGAGCGGCGTGCTTTGGTGCGTTCTTGGCAAAAGTCAGAGGTTAGAGATGCATTGCAGGACTCTATCCCTGCATTTGTACTGATAATTGCTGTGTTATGGATGGTCTTGCAATAGCGCGAATGGCCTGGTCCGGGTGTGTCCATGAAGGTGTTCTAACGCGCGTACCCGCTCGCTCGCTCGCGTCTCCGGCGACGGCCGACATGTCCTCCGCGCGTGGTGTGGAAGGTTGACTAGTTGATATGTCTACTATGTTGGTTTCACTTCTGATTTTTGGAGAGCATGTCGGGCACGGCGGCCTAGGCGAGCGAGCGAGCGAGCGCGCGAGAGGGTGATGGGCTAGACTTGGTGACTACTGAGAATGCTGTCCTGGTGTGTGTTGTTGTTCTGTAACAATGGAGGTGTGCAATGGCAGGATATGGACCGTTTGACGTCGAGAAGAAACTGGGCTCGACTGAGTATGGCGGCAATGAGGGAATTGTCCAGGTTGGGCCTGATGGAATTGATGGTGCGCGTGTGCACCAGCCGACCCCTTCTGAGCGGCTCACGATGGTGTACCGCACTGACCCGAATGTCCCCAACCTGGTCGATGGGCTCTCTGTTGATCCTGTGACCGGGCTCGTGCAGCCGGTGGGCGAATGACCGGGCGGTGGAGCGTTGATGGGCATGGTTTGACTGCTGGCCCAGCGCTCCGGTCGGCCATTCTCCCGAGGGCAGACCAAGACACGATTGCCTTGCTCTGATGGCAACAACGCCGAGTGCCAAAAGGGCAAGCCCAAAGAAACCACCGTCTGCCGCTCAAGTTGCTGCAGGTCGAGCCAACATCGCAAAGGGCAGAGCCAAGCGAGCCGAGCACATGGACATTGCACGTGAGGCGCGTCAAGCCGGAGAGTTGAGCCGCTGGGAGTTGTACAAGGCCGGGCTCCTCAAGGTGAGCGATGCAGATGACGATGAGGTCTCGGCTGGGCGCTTCAAGGACCTTGGTGGTGGCTTTGGCGGGCGTGCACCTAACATGACCGGCAAGCAATACAACGAATGGCACCAGGAATTGCTGAAGCGTGGGCGCTCCAAACTCAACTCAATGTACATGGTTGCGTTGAATGCAGTGTCTGAGATTGCCTCATCCGGCATTAGTGAGGACCGTGATCGGCTCAAGGCATCGAGCATGATCATGGACCGAGTGAGCGGCAAGGTGCCTGATCGCATCGAGGTCGGGCCTGTTGACGCATTTGCAGACGCTCTTGAGGGACTCATTGTTGAGGCCATTAAGGATGCGCCCGGCATCGAGGAGCGCTAGGCATCGGCTAGGCTCGCATCATCGGCCTGGATCGGGGCATGGGTGAGGGATGAGGTGGTGGGGTTGCGCGAGGTCCGCGAGGCATTGTGCGAGTGCCGCCTTGTCAGGCTCCCGATGCCCCATCCAGGTTGATTGACTTGGCCATTCATCATTGTGGCTGGGGCGCTTGGCAAGGGCAGAAGTGCTCATTGTCCCGTTGAGGGATGTGGCCAGGTGAACAATTGAATGGTTGGGCGTGGTCGAATGGTCGGCCATTGCCCAGCGTGGATGGCGAGACTAGAGCACACTGGTCTCGCCACCCGCATATGCGGACTTGGGCAATGGGTACATCGCTGGCTCAAAGCCCAAGAGGAGCCCGGCTTGGCATAATCGGGTGACCCCTTGCCCGAGGTTGGCCGAGCCGGGCACCCTCATTTGTTGGACAACCTCGCCCGGCCCAATGCCGCAGGCTCTGTGGATTTGGCCCGGCATCCCGCCCGGCTCGGTAGGCTCGGTGACGGCCCGGATTGGGCGTGAACCGAGGAGAGCAAATGGACATGGGCATGGGCGACAAGATCGAGATTGCCGGCAAGCCGGTACGGCTCGATGAGGCATACCTGGATGCCATCCGGAAGGATGCCCGCAACCTGCTGTACTTCAGCGATGGGACCTCCGGTGCGGACAAGATCGGTCGGCTGCTCGCCACGGTCATCCCGCTCACGCTGGAGATTGAGGCGCTCAAGGTCGAGGTGACCCGGCTCCGCGCTGAGTTGAAGTTGCGGTGAGCGCCGAGCCCGGGATGGGCCAGGAGGACATGGAGAGCGTGCCAGGAGCCAACGAGGAGCGTTGGGACGCACCCCGGGAGGGCAGGCCCTTCCCCATGGTCGTCAGTGGGCGTCGGGCGGGCAAGGCCGTGGCGGCTCTCGCGGCTCTCGGATCGGAGTTGAGCCGGACCCGAGCGCTGCTGGAGAGCGTGACCCGCGAGTCCACTGCCGCGATGAACGATGCGAGCGTCAAATTGGGCAATGCGCGCGATGAACTCATGCTCGCAACGGCCACGGTCAGGGCGCAACAGATCACGATTGAGGAATTGCGCGCTGCCAATGAAGATGCCCGTTTGCTGATTCGCTCGGCACGTGAGCGTGAGTTAGCCTTGGAGTCTGAAGTGAGCCGATACCAAGAGAAGGAATTGCGATGACCGAGCCCGTTGCCGGAGATGTGTTCAAGATTGCCGAGGCCCAACTCAAAGCGATGACCCGAGCCCGCGATGGTCTCGCTCAGTCGCTCAAGGCGTGCGAGGAGCGTTGCGACGGCTGGGAGGCCAAGGTTGTCGCAATGGATGGCGGGATGACGAGCCTGACGGCCAGCCTGGTCGATGCTCAGGAGCGCGCGGACGACTGGAAAGCCAAGTGCATCGAGCGCGATGACCGGCTGGAGAGCGCCGAGGCCGAGATCAGCCGCTTGACCTTTGCGCTCCACCTCGCAAAGGCACACCCTGACTTTGAGTACATCACGACTCAGAGCCAGCGGAAGGGTGACGGCAACTATCCGCCCGAGATGGACGGTGGAGCGTGGCAGCCCAACCCCATTGTCTTTGCCAATATGACCAAGGGGCAGGAGCGTTACCGCGCTTGGCAGCGCTTTGAGTTCTATGAGGAGGAGTACTGGCGCAGGGTCAAGACCGAGCGCCCGCTGCCGTCGCAGGCTGAGATGGACGAGGAGAGCGACGCAAATGCAGAGCGCTTTGCCGAGGTCGAGCACGTTGATCCGGACGGCCGACGCTGATGGCGCGCCAAGTGGAGGTTGACCGGCTCGTGCGTGAGTTGGCCGACGTCAAGGCGTCTGCATTGCGCTCCATTGAGCGGATCACCCGAGAGCGCGACGCATGGGCTGAGCATTACGACACCTTGGCCACGCGCATGGGCATCCGATCCGTCAACCCAATGCGGCGCGAGCCTGTGCCGACTCCTCCGGCTGTGGCCGAGTGGGAAGCGCTGAAGGGTAAACTCATCCCTATGCCCGAGCCCACGTTTGTCCCGCCCAGCGCCCTGGAGGAGTTGGCGCGCGCTGTGCTCAACGGGCGGATCGGCTTGTACAAGGATGACGGCAAGAAGCAGTGCGAGTGGTACATTGGAGTCGAGGAGCCCAAATGATTCGACTCCTCAAGCGGTCCAGTGGCGGGCTCAACAACCCGCAAGACGCCGAACTCATGCGCATTGTGAAGCGGATGCCTGAGAAGGGCAAGACGTACATGCGAGGCCGCCACTGGACCTCCGGCTATGAGGTCTGCGGGGTCATTACTGCAGGTGATCGCATTGTCGAGATGAACAATGAGGCCACCGGGCCGGGCAAGTTCGCATTTCCTGCAATGGCGGTTGTGGCGTTGTATGAGGCGGCTGGGACCTCCGAGCAGGCAAAGGCAATTTGGCACTCTCACCCCAATGGGAATGATGAGTTGAGCGAGGCAGACAAAGCCGCTCACCCTGCATTTGTGCCCTTTGCCGTGATCGTGAACCCCAAGGATGGAATTGTCTCCTGGTGGGAGATGCATTAGGATGGTCGAGACCGAGCCGACCGACATGCGAGCGTGGATCGAGGCGCGCTCGGTGCCCGAGGGTCGGCCGATCCCGTCCGGCTCCGGCGCTATGGGCCCGAGCGCGCACACTCCGAGCCCGAGAGCGGTGCCGAACGTGGAGGAGGGCTCTCCGGAGCCCGAGGAGCCTGCGGAGCCGTAGGCGAGCCGTCCGGCGCGAGTAGGCTTGACAAATCGACCAATGAGGAGACACCATGACGGTGCAAGATTTGATGGACAGACTCAGAATGATGCCGCCCAATGCGGCTCTTGCCGTTGAGGTGCCCCACCCGAGCGGATACGGCGCTGCCTACCTCAACATTGTGGCTGCGAGCGCGAGCCTGACCGAGCCCTATGCCACGATTGTGGCGCGCTGATGCCGACCGAGGATGACCGCGTGACGGTCGAGGGTGTGATGGCCGTTGTGGTCAGCGCCGAGATTGAGGGTGTGATCATTGCATTGGGCGATGAAGCCAATACGCGCTTGGTCTTGTCCAACGGCGAGGCAATGGAGATGTCTGTCGCTTTGGCGGAATGTGCACTCAATCGGCACATCGAGGGATTTGTCGACTGATGGCCAAGATCATCGACAATGTGGCGCTGCGGGATGGCGTGTTCAAGCGGGTCGGCTATGAGCCGCACCGAGGGCAACGGTCCATTCACACGTCAACCGCCCGGCACCGAGTCGCAGCCTGTGGCCGACGCTTTGGCAAGTCATTCCTCGGTGGGGAGGAGTTGACTGTTGAGGCTTTCCGGGCTCGCTTGATCCTCCCGAGCCTGGAACAAAGCGGCAAGCGGCGTGAGTTCTGGATCGTCGGCCCCAACTACACTGACGCTGAGAAGGAATTCAGGGTCATGTATGACGGGCTCGCCAAATTGGGCGCGCCATTCGACAAGCCGGGCACCTACAACAATCCTCACGATGGGGATATGCAGGTGTCGCTCTACAAAGGCAAGTTTGTGGTCATTGCCAAGTCGGCTCAATACCCTGAGCGGCTTGTCGGTGAGGGTCTCAACGGCGTGATCATGGCCGAGGCCGCAAAGCAAAAGCCATCGACCTGGAACAAGTACATTCGCCCAATGCTCGCGGACTACAATGGGTGGTCTTTGCACACATCTACCCCTGAGGGCAAAAACTGGTTCTATGACGCGTGGATGCGCGGGCAGTCGCAATTTGAGACCGACTGGGAATCATGGCGGATGCCGTCGTGGCGCAACCCGTATGTCTACCCGCATGGCGCGACCAAGGCTGCGGTCACCTCGCTCCGGCGGGCAATCGACTCCAAGACCACTGCAATTACCTCGGATATGATGCTCGCAATGGGCGTCGATCCCGAGGTTGGCGCGCTCATGAAGGATTTGACCCAAGAATCCTTTGGCGCTGAGATTGCAGCGGAGTTCACCGAGTTTGTCGGGCGTGTGTTCAAGGACTTTGATGAGGAATTGCACGTCAAGGACTTCAACTACAGGCCCGATTGGCCGATCTATGCGGCTGCTGACTACGGATTCACCAACCCGTTTGTCTGGCTGCTGATCCAGATCAGCCCGGACGGCACCGTGTGGGTGCTCGATGAGATGTATGAGCGCGGATTGACCATTGATGAGGCCGGTGATGAGATTCTTGCACGCGGTCTGTGCCCGAGTAGCGTCAAATTGCTGTATCCGGACCCTGCGAGCCCTGGGGACACACGCGCGCTTGAGAAGAAATTGCACATTCGTGGCATGCGCGGCACTGGCGGGCTCCTCTCGGTGCGTTTGCGGTACATTCGTGCCGCTCTCAAGGAGCGCAATACGCATTTGCCGTATGGATCGGCTGAGCGACAGCCCAAGATGTTCATCAATCGGCGCTGCATTGAGACAATTCGTGAGTTCAGCGCCTACCGCTATCCGCAGACGGTGGCCGAGGCAGCCGACCGAGGCAAGGAGCCGTCCGAGAATCCCATGAAGGTGGACGACCACACGCCCGAGACCTTGGGGCGATTCTTTGCAGGGCATTTCGGCGTGCCTGATGCGGGCCGCGAGCGCCGAGGAGCCCGTCAAGCCACCGCCGATGTATCCTAGAATGACCGCTCGGTTCAATGCAATGAGGAGAACAAATGCGCGTGTATGAAGTTGACATTGTCTGTGAGGGAAGCACCCTCAAGGCGCTCAGCAAGGCATTCAAGGCACGTCTTGCCGAGTTCATCCTGGCCATGGCCACGGCTGAGGCTGAAATCACCTCGGTGACGACGGCAATCACTGCCTCCACCAAGGTGACCGAGAAGAATCCCCAGCGCTCCGAGGCCATCGCCATTGACCGGCTTTGGACGTGCACCCGCACCTATGCGGTCACGCTCCACGAGACCGGCGATGCGGCCGAGCCCGAGCCCGTCACAAACGTCAATGTGGGTGACATCATCGCCCGGCTTGACGCGCTCCTGGAGGCCGACCGGCTCATGTCGGATCGGATGATCATCGTGGAGGGCAAGATTGCCGCTCTGCCGCCCGTAGTCTGATGGAGGTCCCGATGGGCGTTGTCGAGGCGTTCTGGGCCGCAAGGGTGCGTAGCGCAAGCCGAGCGCACCGCCTAGCGCTCGCCTATGTCGCGGCTCGCGGCCTGACCGACCCGGCCGCCACGCTCTCGCCCATCGGGATCGGCTTGTACCTCAAGACCGGCTCGGAGGACCCGCGTGCGGGCTCTCCTCTCGCCTGGGGCGGGTCGCACGGCTAGGAATTGCCGGTGCCGATTTGCCGATCTGCATTCGACGGCAATTGGGGTCTGCGGTAGAGTCGGTGTCGGAGCCCAGAACGGGCTCCAGAGCCAAGGAGAGCAAAATGAAGACAATCAAGGCAATTGACGTGGACCTGGTGATGGCCCAGAATGTCCGCAAGGGAATGTTCACCATCGACGGAATGGTGCTCAAGGTGGACCGGCAGGGTCTGCAGGGCATCGATGACCTCATCCGCATCGAGTTTCGCTCCACCGTCTACCTGGAGCGGCCGACCGACGGTGTCCAGGTGTACGGCCGGGTGTCCGAGCCGATGGCGGACATGGTCGTGACCGACCTCCTGGAGCGTGGCGAGCGGGTCGGTGGCCGAGCCGAGCGAGACCCGGCTGGCTCCGCTCTCGGTCGGCACTCGGTGACCGGCCGATGATCGGCCACGAGTATGAGCCGGGCGAGGTGACCACGCCGATGCACTCGGACCCGCTCTGCGCGGTCTGCGGACGGTCCAAGCCGGAGCACGGCTAGCACCCGCCCGACACGAGACGCAGCGAGCCCGGGTTGCAGCCGATTATGCAACCCGGGCAAGTTGTTGTAAGATGAGCGCTATGAGCCTCTCCGAGAACACCGCCACCGCCCGCTGGACCGTCGCCTGCAACGGCCGGACATCCTTCTATGAGGTCCACGCGGCTGGGTGCCGCCACCTCATGGCCGCCCACCTGGACATCATGTACACCGCTGAGGCCGAGTCCGGCAAGGCCGAGCAGAAGCGGTTCAACGAGGGCAACGAGGGATGCATCGCAAAACTCGGTCCCTGCGCCCGGTAGCACGACCGGCCCGGGTCATCCGATCCGGGCCACCCGCTCGATCCTCTCAAGGAGTCAAAATGGCCACTGCTCGGAAGTCCACCGCTGTTGTCGTCGTCACCGTCTGCTCCGGCTGCATGGAGCCCGTCCGGCTCGATCTGGAGAAGGGCACCGCCACCTGCTCCCAGCCGCTGAACCGCACCCCGGTCTCGGTCGAGGTCTGGGGAGACCCGGACCTGTGGACCTGGGACTGCCCGTTGTGCGACTATGCCGACTCTTTTGACCCGAACTTCTGAGGGCTCCCGAGCCCGGCCGGAGCGCCGATTAGGCAACCCGGCCGGGATGCAGGTAGACTGACCCTTGTTGGAGCCGAACGACCCGAGCCGCTGAACCGAGGAGCCTGAAATGTCCGCTGCTATGAACCCCGTCGAGGTCTCGCTGATGACCGCGCTGAACCTGTTCCTGGACAACGATGTCCCGATGGTCGTCGGTGCCGACTTCACGACCCTCGCAGCCGATCTGGTCGAGGCCGGGTGGATGCGGCCGATGTCCGCTGCTCGGACCCTCACCGGGCTCATCGAGAAGGGCCTGCTGTCGGCCGACCTGAAGGTCACCGAGCAGGGAATGATGATCTGGTCGCTCCTCCAGGACGCCGACATCCAGGCCCAGACGCTCGCGGCTGCCGTTGCCCGCGCTGAGGCTCGCCTCCACTCCTGATCTGCCCCGTTCCACCCGAGCCGCACCCGAACAAGGAGCCCGAAATGACCAAGATCAACCTCACCCCTGCCGAGACCGCCATCGTGAAGGTCCTGCACACGATCGACCACATGAGCGACGGGCCGATGGAGGCCGACTACTCCGGCGTGTGGGGCGGTTGCATCACCGACCGCATCCGGCTCATCGAGCAGCGGAACATGGCCGGTGCGATGGGCATCCTGTCCTCGCTCGTCAAGAAGGGCGTGCTGCGGCCCGAGGGTGACATCGAGGAGGACGGGCACTGGATGGTCCTCACGCGGGACGGCTACCTCACCTGGGCCGCGCTCCAGGAGGAGGAGCCGAACACCCGGCACCCCGAGCCGGTGTACTGCTCCAAGCCCGGAGAGCACGGTAAGGGCATGGACATGGGCCCTAGCGCCACCGAGCCCGAGCCCGAGGCCGCTCCGGAGCCCGAGTGGACCGTCACAGCGTTCCTCCACAGGACGAATGACACCAACGTGTGGGTCCGGGTGGAGGCCACGCTGCCGACCAAGACCAACGGGATCGACCCGGCTGAGATCGAGCAGGCCGTGCTGGAGGAGTCGCGCCGCATCGCGGTCTCCCAGGGCATCCGGCAGACCGGAGGGGTGCCGCTGGTCCGGCTGCTCGACATCGATGGGTCCTACGGCATCAGCCGGGCCACGTCCTTCATGGTCCACTACGGCATCCGCTGAGGCCGCTCGCCCGGCTCGATTAGGCAATCGGGCCGGGTTGCAGTTAGACTGACGTCGTTGGAGTTGATCGAGAGCCGAACTGAGGAGCCGAAATGCGTATTGAGATCATCCGAGTCGGGCAGGTCCGGATTGGCGACCGCGTGTGCGAGCCCGACACCGACAGCCGGGATGAGGCCGAGGTCAACGAGGGCTGGGCCGCCAAGGACCAGCCGTGGATGGTGGCCACCGCCCGAGGCGGACACGCCGACATCGGCTGGGTCGAGTTTCGGATGCCCGATGGCGACATCGAGCGCTGGAGCGGTGACTGGGAGATGTTCGCCTGGCGCTTGACCGACTAGCCGCACTCGGGCCGGGCTCGGTAACCTCCGAGCCCGGCTCACCCGTACTGAGCCGCACGATCCGCAAGAGCCGAACAAGGAGCCTGAAATGTCCGATGACCTGACCGTTGTCCCGACCGCCGAGTTGGCGCGATACCTGAACCGCCTGGCCCAAGCGTCCGACACGATGGCGCGTGCGAGCGCCGAGGTGATGAAGGATGCCCGCGTTGTCCGCGAGTGCCTCACGAGCGGCTTTCGGCCGTCTGAGAACGGCCAGAGCCTGACCGACATGATGGTGGCCATCGGCAAGTTCAACCTCCTGCTGGAGATGGCTCCGAGCGGGACGACCCAGGAGCACTGGGCGCTCGCGATGAACGTCACTGCCCGCCCGTACTTCACCGCAGCGGTCGTGGCCTGATGGCCGTCCGCGAGCCCTGGGTTTGGGGCGGGCTCCGAGCCCGTCCGCTGGACACGGCGCACAACTCCGAGGACCCGCGCTGCGAGCGCTGGACCGGCGACCACTCGGGCATGAACTGGGACGCTCGCTGCCCGACCTGCGACCACGGCGCAACGCCGATCTGGGCCGCAGTCGAGGCTCGCGCCAAGGAGATGTCTCAGCCCGCTCCGAGCCCGGTCGAGGATCGGCTCATCCGGGTGCTGGTGCCGGTCGGCATCGTCCTCGCGGTCTCGGTGGTCGTGTCCCAACTCTGGATGTTCTTCACCTGAGAGGCTCGGGCCGGGTTGCACCCTAGATGTGCCACCGGCTGCCACTAGGCAGCCTTGCCGTCCACCCGCCCCATACCGGACCTCCGGTGTGGGGCGGCATGGCGCCTGGGCCAGCGAGTAGCCTTGGCGCGACGCAAACCCACGAGGAGGACCCGACATGGCCGACGCCATCCCAGTGATGACACCATATACAACGGCGCTGCCGATGTTCGGCGTGCTGCCGACTTGGATGGATACCAATGACGCGCAGCGCATTGCCTCATACCAGGTATATGAGCAGATGTACTGGAACATCGATCAGACGTTCAAGTTGGTGCAGCGCGGGAGTCAGGCCAATCCTCTGTACATTCCGTCCGGCCGGACGATTGTGGACACGACCAACCGCTACACCGGCACCGCATTCTCTGCATTGGTCGATCCCGAGTTTGGGACTCCGGCCGATCAACTCTCGCTCAAGACCGCGCTGCGGCAATTGTTCGCGCGGGAGAGGTTCAAGAGCAAGTACAATGCCGCCAAGCGCTATGGCCTGATTCGTGGCGACTGGGGATTCCACATTGTGGCTGATCCCAACAAGGCAGAGGGCTCGCGGCTCTCCATCTACTCACTCGACCCGGGCTCAATGTTCCAGGTGACGCACCCGGATGATCTGGAGCGCATTCAGGCCTGGCACATTGTCGATCAATGGATTGATCCGGAGTCCGGCGACACCTACCTCAAGCGGCAGACCTATTCCAAGGGTCCTGACCCGTATGACCCCGACAAGGACGACGGCAAGATTTGGTCGAGCCTGGCCATCTACAACATGGATGACTGGAGCGAAAGCGGATCGAGCCCGTACATCAAATTGGAGGAGCCCGCTCCTCTGCCCGACTCAATCACGGCGCTGCCCGTCTACCACATCCGCAACTTTGAGGAGCCCGGCAATCCTTGGGGCTCCTCGGAATTGCGCGGGTTTGAGGCGCTCATGGCGTCGATCAACCAGAGCATGACTGATGAGGAATTGTCGCTTGCCCTTGACGGGCTCGGCGTGTATGCCACGACCTCCGGACCTCCGCAGGACGACGACGGCAATGACGTCAATTGGCGGCTCGGGCCGGGCCGCGTTGTTGAACTCGATCCGGTGGACCAGCAGAGCGTTGACCAAATCTTCAAGCGGGTCAATGGGGTCGGCTCGGTCACGCCATACGGCGATCACATCAAGCGCGTGTATGACTTCATGATGGAGGCCAGCAATACTCCGGACGTTGCGCGCGGCAAGGTCGATGTTGCGGTTGCCGAGTCGGGCGTGTCGCTCAACATTCAGTTCAGCCCGATGCTCGCCAAGGTCGGTGAGAAGGATGACTGCATCTCGGATGCAATGACGCAATTCCTGTATGACCTCGCATTCATGTGGTTCCCTGCATATGAGGGCACCTCATTCGGTGACGCCATCGCCGTCCCGCAATTCGGTGAGAAGTTGCCGGTCAACAAGGCCGCCAAGGTCACCGAGATTCTGTCCATTGTCGAGAGCGGAGTTGCCTCGGCAGAATGGGGCCGGATCGAATTGGCCAAGTACGGCTACCTGTTCGATGCGGCTGAGGGCTCCAAGGTGGTCGCTGAGACCGCTGCCAAGGCGTCTGCGGCCGATACCTTTGCCACCAGGAGCGCTGCGGAGATGGACGGGACGGCCGGAGCGACCGGCGAGCCGTCCGGAGCCGCTGAAGGTGGCACTACGGCTGCGTAGGGTGGGCCTAGGCAGGTTGATGACGAGAGAAGGGCACTGAGATGGGCGGCAAACCGAGCAAGGGCACCAAGAGGGACCACCGGCTCAAGGAGAACAAGACCAAGACCGTCAAGGCACCCAAGCCCGCATTCAAGGGCGCTGCAAAGCCATTCGGAAAGTGAACAATGCCCCAGCCGCTCGGTGACAAAGGATCGACGCTCAACCCGTTCTTGTTTGTGCAGCAGAACACTGAGCGCGAATTGCGCGCGCAATTGCATGCGGCCGCACAGGACATTGGGTCTGCGCTCCAGCGGTTGGAGGGCACTGACGGGATCGGCGCAGTGGCTCGCAGGGCGCAATACCGGATCGTGCAAGCCGAGATTGCCGCGACACAGGCTGCGCTTTGGGATGGAGTCGGCTCGACAATATCAATCGGCAAGGCGAGAGCGATTGATGCTGCGGCCGACTCCATCGCCAGCCTGACATCAATCTACCTTGCCGCGCCGGGCGTGCCCGTCCCTGCCGACCTCGCAGAAGCGCTGGTGTTTCAGGCCCGCCAAGGAATGACCAATGTGATGTCTCGCTCAACCAACGGCATCTCATTGTCCGACCGCGTGTATGACCAACGGGCGCTCTCCACCGGCAAGGTAGCCCAGATCATTGACTCGGGCATCATCGGCGGAATGTCGGCGCGAGAGATTGCAAAGCAGGCATACCAGTTCATCTCTCCGATGACCCCTGGAGGAGCGAGTTACGCGGCAATGCGGCTCGGTCGCACCGAGTTGAACAATGCATTCCACACGACGGCCGTCAAGCAGTGGGGTGTAAATCCCTTTGTTGAGAAGGTCGTGTGGAACCTCTCCGGCTCGCACGTCGTGCCGGACGAATGCAATGCCCTTGACGGCCAGCAATTCGACCCGGCCAAGGTCCCTGGGAAGCCGCACCCGCAATGCTTCTGCTACATCACTGCATTGATGACCGATGAAGACAAGATGGTCGAGAAGTATGCAAACGGCGAATATGACGCATACCTTGACGACAAGATTGCCGCGAGCGCTTCCAAGTTCCCTGAGACCGACCGCGAGCGCGCCATGGCTCTCACGCAGCGTCGGGTGTACACCGGCCCACCCGGACCTATGGGCGGGCTCCCGAGGGCCAAGACCATCCTTGAGTTGCCCGTAGCCCAGCGTAGTGCCTATCTCACAGGTGGAGAGCGGGCTCTGATCAAGCGCGTCATGACTACTCCGGCCGGATCGACCAAGGCCGTGGCCAAGAAGGCAATTGCCAAGGCTCCGGCTCGGGCGAAAGCGGTTGTTGCCCCAAAGCAGACCGTGTTCCAGGCCGAACACGCCGCTGCCAAGGCTCGGCTGCCCGTTGACCGCTCGATGATCGGCAAGGTCAAGGGCAAGGATTTGACCAGCGCTGAGGCCAAGGCCGAACGCATTGCTCAGAACAATGCCAAGGTTGGCGGGCCGGAAGCAATTGCAAAATTGCCGCAATTAGAAGTTGAACTTGCCAAGTTGGAGGCTCTGGCCGATGAGGCAAAAGCCGTAGGTGAGGCCGTTTGGAAACTCCGGCTGGTGCCGACCGACGAATGGCCCGCAGCAATCAAGGCTGCGCTGAAGGATGCAAAGGTCTCACTCAACGGCGAGCACCGGGACATCTATGACAGGGTGTTCAATTGGCAACAGGCCGTCAAGCAGAATTGGCAATTGGCTCGCGGTGAGGTCGGAGAGTTGCGCGGCGCAGTCCGGTCGGCCAAGGACATCATGGCCCAGACTTCTGATTGGTCGCTCAAGGGTGTCGTCCGGGCCGACATTGACCCGCTGACCGGCAAACTCGGAGCCGACTCCCAGAAAGCGCTCGATGCAATTATCGATGCCGGCAAGGCGATGGACAAAGAGATCAACGCGCGCATGTTGATCAAGTACGGCGAGCGACCGGCCGACATTCCCTATGGCAGCGGCAACCCGGTGACCTATGAAATGCGGAATGCCCGTGCAATTGCCCAGCGCGCATGGGACAAGCGGGCAGGAAAGATGCTCACCGATGTTCTGGGCGAGGTCCGGCCGCTCGGAGGCAAGGGACCTCAGTTCATTCTGCGTGAGTATGACGATGCACTAGGCGCTCCGATCCTGAAGTCTGACCCGAACAAACTCATGAAGCGCATGGAGGCTGCACAGGCTCGGTATCCGGCCGAATGGAATGCGGCCAATGCTGCCGCCAACCCCAGGGTCAATGTGTTCCAGGTCAATCGTGGATACAATCGAGCAGGCAAGGACATTGCCTTGTCCGGCAAAAGCCAGCATGTTGCGACCCATGAACTCGGGCACTCCATGGAACTTGTCGTGGACGGGCTGCGCGGCTCCGAATGGGCGATGATCCATTCTCGCTCGATTGTTGAGGATGCAGCGACAGGCAAGTGGAAATTGCCGCTGATGGAGCAGACAAGTACCAATGCAAGCGCTGCCGGTGAACTTGGCTTGCGGGATGCTTGGTCCAGTCGGTACTCCGGCCGCGTGTACGGTGATCGTGCTGTAGGTGCCGATGCACAATGGGAAGTCTTTACAACTGGGGTAGAGTCACTAATGGACGGGTCGGAGTATTTCGGCGGGCTGCCGGGGCAACGGTCTCTCGATACGCAATTCAAACACTACATCTTGGGAGTGCTCAGTGTCCTCTAGCCAGAAGTCGTGGGCTGCGGTTGGTGACGGGTGGGTCATTTACTGGACCCCTGCCGAGCCGTACATCTCCGGCACGACCCGGGTGTGTAACGCGCTCCGGACGGCTCTTGACGGCAAGGGCTCGCTCACGATTGCCGTGACAGGCGAGGACGTGCGCAACTCGGTCACCGAGCCGATGGCCGTGCTCCTCTCGCTGGAGTCTGCGGCCGGTAGCCTGCCGCGCGGATTGAGCGAGAATGCGCCGCAAATCCCTGAATTGCCCAAGGGTGTTGTCGGGTAGCATTTCTGCAAATCTCCCGCCCGACAACGGCCGCAGCAATTCGGCGCGCGGGCAATCGGCATCGGCAGGTAGGCTCCGGCCTTGTACTACCGACCGCATGCCGAGCACAGGAGGACAATCCCATGATGGGACTCAAGACCAGCCTTGGAGTCGTGGCAAATCACCACGACCCGCTTGGCATGACGGCTGACGGGCGTGTCATTTGGCCCATTGTTGGTGCCGACTCTGACGGCGAGGACTCCGAGCAGGAGGACTCGGACGACGACGACGACACCGACGACGACGATGACGCCGACGATCAGGATGACGACGGCAAGAAGGGCAAGAAGTCCAAGAAGGACAAGGAGCCGGAGGACGACGACGACGACGATGCTGCATTCTGGCATTCTCGCGCTGATCGTTTCAAGGCTCGGATGGAAGCAGCGGATCGCAGAGCGACCGTTGCCGAGCGGGAGAATCGTCGCCTGAAGGCAGGCAAGGATGACTCGCTCGATGAGCACGGCAAACAGGACCTCAAGGACTCGGTGGCCAGGGCGGCCAAAGCCGAAAGCGACCTTGCAGGCCTGCGGCTCCAGAATGCCATTCTGACGGACACGACATACCAGTGGGAGGACCCCGAACTGGTATTGGCCGCGCTCGCCAAGGATGACACGGTGGAGATTGACGAGAATGGCAAGGTGGTGGGCGTGAAGCAGGCGCTGAAAGCGCTCGCCAAGTCCAAGCCGTTCTTGGTCAAGAAGGCAGTCATCAAGCCCGATCCCAAGGATGCCGATGACGAGGACGACGACGACGATGAGGACGATGAGGAGCCCGCCAAGAAGCGGACCTCAGGTGCCCCGTCGAATGGTCGCAAGTCCAAGTCCACGACTCCTGACCGCAAGGCGCTGATTGCCAAGTACCCGTCGTTGTCCCGTCGTTGAACAAGAAATGTAGGTGAACACAAATGGCAAGGTTTGAGAAGGTCGATCCCAAGGATGGGTCCTTCCGCGCTCCGCTGGGATTTGACATCCTCGCGGCTGCGGTCGGCATCCCGGTCGGCGTCGGCATTGACGCGAATGGCGTCGCAGTCATCGGTGCAGCGGGCGTGCCCGCACGGATCGTCGGCATTGTCGTGCCGTCGAGCCCGATGAACATCGGTGACGCCATCGACGTCATGACCGATGGCGAGGTGGCCGATGTCACTGGCTTCCTGGCCGGAGACCAGGTTGTGGCCGATGCCACCACCGGGCTGCTCGGAACAAGTGCCGCGACCGGCGAGACCGATGTGCGTGTCGGCTTCACGGTTCAGGCTTGGCGCCTCATTGTCCGGATTGCGCGGTGAGCGAAATGGGAACCATGAACAGCACCCTTGTCCGCCCGTCCCGCAACCTCCTTGTCGCGAGCGCGGGCCTGATCACGCCCAAGCACGCCGGTGAGGCATTCGGCCTGGGCATTGTGCCCGGTGTCGGTGGCTCGATGGCCCGAGGCATTCACGCCAACGGCGACAAGATCACTCAGACCGCCGATGGCCAGGACCTCAACGCCATGTGGAATGAGTTTCAGGCGAGCCTCGGCATCTGGAATGAGAAGCGCGACAGCCTCGTGCGCTTCCTGTCCTATGGTGTGACGGCCGCATCCGAGATGGTCTATCAGGCTGGCGCCACCGCCAACTTTGAGGATGCCTCGGAGTATGGCGAGCCGGTCGGTTACCGGCCCGAGGCGTCGAGCGCCACGATGGGCTACACGTTCAAGTGGAAGGATCTTGCATTCCGCTACACGTGGCAGTACCTTGCCGACGCGCTTGCCTCGCAGATCGCTGCGGACAACTCGATGGCCATCGAGGCGGACAGCCGCGAGGTGTTCATCCAGGTGATGGAGACCCTGTTCGGCAATGTGCGCCGGACCAACAAGGAGGGCGTGGTTGTTTACCCGTTCTACAACGGGCAGACCGTCGATTCTTTCGACACCCCGCCGACCTACCGCAGCACCTCATTCGCTGCAGGACACAACCACTTCCTCACGACCGGCGCATCGTCGCTCGGCCAGGAGGACGTGGAGGCGCTTGAGGACACGATCACCGAGCACGGTTACATCCGCAGGAATGGCAACACGCTGATCCTGATGGTGAACCGCATCGAGGGCAACGTGATGCGCAACTGGCGCTCGATTGCCAATGGCGGCTCCGGCCGCTATGACTTCATTCCCGCGCAGGGCACGCCGGCATTCCTTCTGCCTGCTGACCCGCGTGTGCTGGAGTCGGCAACTCGACCGGCCGCTGCATACCAGGGATTCGATGTCATCGGGTCCTACGGCGAATGGCTGGTCATCCAGGAGGACTACATTCCTGCTGGCTACCTCGCTGGCTTTGCGACGGGCGGGCAGGATTCTCTGCCCAACCCCATCGCTTTCCGCGAGCACGCCAATGCCGGTCTGCGCGGGCTCCGGCTCGTCAAGGGTCGTCAGCCTGACTACCCGCTGGTGGATTCCTTCTACAACCGTGGATTCGGCACCGGTGTCCGTCACCGTGGCGCGGCTGCGATTCTGAAGGTCACCGCTGGCGCGTACACCCCGCCCAACTTCCGGGCCTGAGTCGAGCGGGACAACGCGTTGCTGCGGTCGGGCTCCGGCGCGTTGTCCCGCTCCTCCCACATTCACATTCTTGCAATAATCTCAAGAGGAGATTGAAATGGCCCGGAACATCGACCCGGACGTGCCGCTGTCGGACGCCGACCGCGCATGGCTGGTCTCGCGGAACAACCATGCTCTCATTCGCCAGATCGATGAGAACCACGGCGTGCCCCACACGAGCCCCAACCTGTACACGCCGGTGGAGAATGCGACCAACCCGGACGTTGTTGCCGGGCTGGAGCGTCGGGCCGATGTCGCTGAGGCCGCTCTCAGCCAGGTCGTGTCGTGGCTGGAGGCCCATCCGGAGTGCGAACCGGATGAGGTGGCAGCGGAGGACCCGGCCAAGCGGATCGTTGGCGCGCTGGCCCACCTCGCAACGCTCGTGGGTGTCGGGGTGGACGAGGACGACACGGCCGACGACGATGACCCGCTCGGAGAGAACGACAGCAAGTATTCGGGCATGACCAACGATGATCTGCGAGGTGAGTTGGAGGACCGCGAGTTGTCCCGCTCCGGCTCCAAGGCCGAACTCATCGCCCGGCTTGAGGAGAATGACGCCGAGGGCTGATCTGCCGAGCGCGTCAATGCCAAGGAGCGGAGTCCACCCGGGCTCCGCTCCTCGCATTTGCCGAGTAATCTTGACCCGACAATGAGAGGAATGGCCATGGCCCTGGAGACTGAAGACCTTGCAAGATTGCGCCGGGCAATTGATGAATTGACCACGGAGAACTATTCCGATGAAATGCTGCAGGCGTTGTTCCTCTCGTTCAGCGAGGACTTCAACCTGACGGTGTCTGCGGTGTGGGATGAGAAGGCAGCGCAATTGTCCATGCTCGTGGATACCTCCGAGGGGCAATCGAGCCGCAAGATGTCCCAGGCGTCGGCTGCCGCTCTCAAGATGTCCGCAACGTGGCGGGCTCGGTCGGATGCGACCGGAGCGCGCGGCACCGGACGCGCTCGGACCCGGCCCATCGAGCGCGTCTGATGCTCGCAATCGAGTTGGATATGCAGCAGCGGAATACCCTGGCATACATCGCGGCCGACCCGAGCGTCATTGTTCTCAATCGGACCACATTGGTGCCGGATGGGGCCGGTGGGCTCGTCAAGTCCGTCCCATCCCCTGTCGCAGCCCAGACATTTCGCATTGTGAACGGGCAGATTCAGCAGATTGTCACCCGGACGCTCGATGGACAAGAGGTCCGGGCCGACTACATGATGATTTGCCGTTGGGACGCCGATGTTCACGCCGGTGACTCATTCTCCTCGTCATTCTGCAATTACCGGGTGACGTATGTCTACCCGGACCCGACCTATGAACTCCTCGCTGAAGTTGCATTTGTCGGGCGCATCTGACAATGGCATCCAGTGGCGGATTCACTTGGGAGGGGCAGATTGAACTCGGCAAGGCAATTGAGGACATCTCCCCTGGCATTCGACGGGCAATGGTAGCGGCTGCAGAATTCAACGCTCCCAAGATTGCCTCGTCAATGAAGTCACAGGCCAAGTGGACCGACCGCACCGGCAATGCTCGCAACGGGCTCTCGGCCACGACCGCGATCACCCCGGACAACGTGCAAATCCTCATGTTCTACTCGGTGCCGTATGGGCTATGGCTTGAGGTCAGATGGTCCGGCAAATATGCGGTTGTCGGCCCGGCTGTCCAAGAATGGTTCCCCAAGGTCATGGATACCCTCGGCAAGTTGATCCAAAAGGAGTTGCAGAAGTGAGAACATGGTTCATGAGTCGGCTGATCGCTGCGCCCGGGGTGATCGCGCTTGTCGGCGCTCGGGTGACCGGCCCGGGTGTTGTCGGAGCCTCTGGAAACAACACCTTGCGGCCGTTCATCGAGGTCCGGGCGGGCTCGCTGACCCCGGCTGTCGGATCGGCTGTGAGACAGCCCTTCTATGTGTACGCGCATGTGGAGCCCGGGTCAGCGCTCGCGGTTGATACCATCCTTGCGGCCGTCAAGGTTGCAATGACGCTCTCGACTCCGGACAAGAATGGGGCCGGGCCGGTGATCATGGAATGCCGATGGGACGGTGAGAGCGATGACTTGTTCGATGACGGCTACGGCACGACCGTCAGATATGCCACCTACGCGCTCGTGTCGAGCCCGTAGGATTGCGGCAGATCACCGATTGGAGGAGATGACATGGCCCGGGTCCTAGTTCGCTACAAAGGCATCGCAGACATTCGCAAGTTGACCGTTGCCGACCTTGCCGCCAATGGAATCAAGTTTGACCATGACTTGGTGTGGAGCCGTTCCAATCGGTTCCAGGTCGAGTTGGATGCAGGTGACCGCTTCCTGGCTCTCCTTGAGGCGCAGGGGTCATTCGCCGTCGAGGCAATCACCGATGACGGCAACGGGCTCGCTGAGTCCATTGTCCTGCCGAGCAATACGGCTGAGACCGGCACGATGATCTTTGGCCCGACCGGCCAGACCTTCCAGACCGGCGAATGACCGGTGGAAATGCGCTGCAAATCCAAACTGTTGGGGATACTCCTCACCCCGGCAGATGGCGGCATTGTTGAGATCAAATGCAACAGCCGATTCTGCGGCGCTCGGAGCGGCGTTGTCGTCCTCCACAGATTCTCGACCAGCAATGGGGTCCTGGTCGATACCAAGATGTACAAAGACACCCCCAAGATGAAAGGAAAGTGAATCATGGCCGATAGCACAATTGCCCTTCCGTATGGCCTGCGGGACACCAAGATCACGGCGTATGAAGATGCGACGACGACCACCCTGTCCACATTGGCCAAGGATGTCCCGAACGCGCGCACGATGTCCTTCAGTGAGGCTGAGGACTTTGAGGAACTGCGCGGTGACGACAAGGTCGTGGCCATTCGCGGCAAGGGTCCGAGCGTCGAATGGGAGATGGAGCACGGTGGCATCTCCCTGGATGCATACGCTGACATGGCGGGCGGAACGGTCACCGTGAGCGGTGTCGCTCCGGCGAGCATCACTACCTACACCAAGAAGGTGACCGACCAGCGGCCATACTTCAAGGCCGAGGGACAGGCGATCAACGACAACGGTGGTGACTTCCACACCATTCTCTACAAGTGCCGCGCGAGCGGTGGCGTTGAGGGTGAGATGGCAGACGGTGGATTCTGGCTGACCAAGGCGTCCGGTGTTTCTCTGCCGTCGCTCATCGTCGGCCTGGAGGACGTGCTGTATGAGTTCATCGTCAACGAGGGCGTGACCGCAATTCCGACCACCACGGTCTGACCGACCGCATTCCACGCAGTAACCCATCGGAGTTCAAGGAGACCAAAATGGGAAAGACCAGAAACACCAGCGGCAACCCGGCAATCCGCGCGGCTGCGGCCAAGGCTCGCGCCGAGGCAAATGAGACACCGCTCCCGCCCGTCGATCCGTCGCAGCGGTCCACGGCCGCCAATTGGAAGAGCAAGGCCAAGACGGCCGATGACGCGCGTGACCTGCTCCTCCCGAGCGGCAATGTCGCGCTGGTGAAGCGGATTGCGCCCGAGGCATTCCTGGCGTCTGGGATGATTCCCGACGCAATGCAGCCGATCCTGGAGAAGTCCATTCGCTCCAAGCAGGGCCTGCCGCCTGAGATCGAGCAGGACATGCTGGCCGACCCCAAGATGCTGAAGTCGATCATTGAGTTGATGGATGCGGCGATTGTTGCGGCCGTTGTCGAGCCGCGCGTCATTCTCGCCGTGCCCGAGGGCCAGGAGCAGCCGGATGACTGCATTCTCGCCTCTGATGTCGAGTTTGAGGACAAGGCGTTCATCTTCAACTACGCGCTCGGAGGCAGCAAGGACCTCGCGCGATTTCGTGGAGAATCCGACAATGTTGTGGCACGCCTTTCAACTGGCATCGACGTTCCACTGCCGGCCAAGTGAGATGTACGGCATCGAGGGCAAGTTCAGGGCATTCCAGTTTGATAGCGCAGTCGCTACATTCGGGCGTGCTCTGAATGCTGCTCTCGATGCCGTGGAGGGCAAGAACAACAAAGCAATCAACGCCAAGAGGGCTCGGCTGCTCGATGTGTGGCTTGAGAGGCCGTTGAAGTACCGCTCCATTAGTGCACCTAGCAAACCCGTTGGCCCGACCGCTGACGCCGAGAATGACATCGTTGAGACCTTCACGGTGACGGGCGTGGTTGGAGGATGATGTGGCCGAGTATTCGCTAGGTACTGCAAAAGGTACCATTGATCTGTCGTACAAGGGCAAAGGTGCGGCTGATGCAGCAACGGCCGACTTTGACCGCATTAGCAAGTCCGGTGAATCGACCGATGCGGCGCTCCGGAAGGTCGGGACGGGCGCGGCTGTCGGTGGGCTCGCCATTGTTGCCGGTCTCGCGGTTGCCACCAAGGCAGCCGGTGACTTTGAGTTCCAGATGTCCGCCATCGAGGCGGTGTCGGGATCGACCGTCAGCGAAATGGAATCGGTCCGCAAGAAGGCATTGCAGATCGGTGCCGACACCTCATTCTCGGCTGGTGAGGCCGGCATTGCGATTGAGGAATTGGTCAAGTCCGGTATCTCTGTGCCGGACGTTCTCAATGGCGCGGCTGACTCGGTAGTTGCGCTCGCAGCGGCCGGACAAATTGCCCTCCCTGAAGCCGCATCCATTGCGGCTGCCGCGATGAACCAGTTCAAGTTGACGGCTGAGGAATTGCCCGGTGTGGCCGACCTCCTCGCGGGTGCGGCGAATGTGTCGGCTACCGGCGTGTCCGAGATTGGCTCGGCTCTGTCGTTTGTCGGCCCGATTGCGAATGCGGCCGGTCTGTCGATTGAGGACACGGCCGCATCCATTGCACTCCTGGCGAACAATGGCATCGATGGGATGAAAGCGGGCACCGCGCTCCGCTCGATCCTCTCGCAACTCCAGCCCGCCACCGAGGGTGCTACAACCGCAATGACCGAACTTGGTCTTGTCACGGCGGATGGCGCCAACCAGTTCTACAATGCAGACGGCTCGCTCAAGGGCATGAATGAGATCATCGGGCTGCTCAATGGCTCGATGGCGGGATTGACCGAGGAGCAGACCGTTGCCTATACCAAGGCAATGTTCGGCGTTGAGGCGCTCTCGGCTGTAGCGGCGATGGCAGGCACGACATCGACCGAGTTTGATGCAATGACGACGGCAATTGCCGGGGTCAGCGCGGCCGATGTCGCGGCCACCCGACTCGACAACATGAAGGGCTCGGTGGAGGCGCTCAAGGGCTCCACTGAGACCTTGATGATCGGGCTCGGGACGGCATTGATCCCGACGATGACCGACCTCACCGACAAGACGACAGATATTGTCAACAAGTTCGGTGAGTTGGACTCCTCCACCCAGGCGACAATCGTCAAGATTGCTGCGGCTACGGCGGGCACGCTCCTCCTTGTCGCGGCATTCATCAAGACCGTGCAAACAGTCCAGTCGGTAAACAAGACAATGTCCGCGCTCCAGACGGCGATGTCTTTGTCCAAGGGTGGCGTGGCCGGAGCCCAGGCGCTCTCGGACTTCCGCGCGGGATTTGCCTCCACTCAGGCTGCCGGGTCTGCATTCACCGGGATCATGGGAACAATGGGCGGCATTCTCAAGGTCGTCACGACCTCTGTTTGGGCGTTCACTGCGTCGCTGCTCGCCAACCCGATCACCTGGATTGTGATTGCGGTCATCGCTCTTGGAGTCGCCCTGTGGGCATTCTTCACCAAGACCGAGGCCGGCAAGGCAATGTGGGATACGATTTGGAATGGCATCAAGGCCGTCATTGCAACCGTCGTCGAATGGATCACCGGGACCGCGATCCCCGGCTTGACCGCAGCCTGGAATGCAATTTCATCCGGCGTGCAAACCGCTTGGACGGCCGTATCGACTGCATTCAATGCAATGTGGGCCGTTGTGTCGTCGGTGTTTACGTCAATCTGGACGTTCATCTCGACTGTCGCCACGGCGATTTGGACGGCTATCTCGACTGCATTCAATGCCATCCTCGCCGTCATTGTCGGGGTGTTCTCGTTCATTGTCACCGCCGTGCAGATGTACATTGCCGCGTGGGTGCTCGTGATCACGACCTTCATCGCCTGGATCACCGGAGTCTGGAGCGCGTTCTGGAATAGCGGCTTTGGACAGATGGTCCTTGCCGCCTGGGGCCTGATCGTGGCCATCATCGGATTCTTTGTTGACTTGATCATGCTGGCCATTATCGGCTTTGTGTCGCTTGTGACGGCCGTCTGGAATGCCGTCTGGACTTGGGTCTCTGACTTTGTCTCTACTACCTGGAATGCAATTGTCGGCTTTGTGACGGCCGGTATCGCTTTGGTCCAGGCCGTCATCCAGGCCGTTGTCGACTGGATCAGCAATACCTGGAACACGATTTGGACCTGGGTGTCGTCGTTTGTCGCTGCTGTTTGGGCGGGCATCGTTGCATTCGTCACCGCCTACATCAATGCCGTCAAGGCCGTCATCTCTGCGGTCACCTCGGCTATCTCCTCGGTGTGGAACTCAGTGTGGTCCGGCATCTCCTCATTCGTCTCCTCGGTCTGGGCATCCATCTACGGGTTCATCTCCTCGTGGATCAACAAAGCGCTGTCAATTGTCTCCTCTGTCGTCGGCTCCATCTCCTCGGCATTCTCCTCGGTGTTCGGGCCGATTGCAGCGTTTGTCGGCGGCATCTTTGAGAGCGTGTACACGGCGATCAAGGACCCCATCGACCGAGCCCTGACGGCCGTGACCACCGCTGTGTCGAGCATCAAGAATGCATTCAGCGGAGCGGGCACCTGGCTATTGCAGGCCGGTAAGGATATCATCCAGGGTCTGATCGACGGCATCAATAACATGATCAGCAAGGTGACGAGTGTTCTCACCAACCTCACCGATATGATCCCTGACATCAAGGGTCCTCCTGAGAAGGACAAGGTGCTGCTCAAGGAGAATGGGCAATTGATCATGGAAGGGCTCATCTCTGGAATCATGAGCCGGGTGGGCGAGTTGAAGGGACTCCTCGGAGATGTCACCGTAGGGATGCCGACCGTCCTGGGTGGTCCCTCGGTGGCCCTAGGCGCTTCCGCAGCCCGTACTGGCAATGTAGGTGTGGAGAACGCACTGTCTAGCGTGGCTCGCGGGCTCGGATCGGGTGGGGGAGATGTGAACCTGGACGTCACGTGGAACGCTGCACCGAATGACACGATTTCGACCAGGGCTCAATTGATGACTATGCTTGGTCGAGCGACAAACGTTGCCCAGGTTGAAAGGTTGGCAGTGCGATGAGCGGTGACACTCAATTGATCATATCCGGAGGCAACGGCCTGGCGATTGATCTCTATCCGTGGCTTCACGGCTCCAGTGAAGGGATCGAGGCTCTTGAGGGCATCACTGGTTTCGGCTTGCCTGGAGTTACCAACCGTTGGTTTGAGGGCGCTGGCGACGGTGCGACTTGGCGCGGCTCTCGGGTATTGCCGCGCGAGTTTGACCTGCCGTTCACGGCCCAGGCCGGAGACCGAGCCGGGCTGTTGGCGATGATGTCCAACCTGGCGAGAATCCTGGACCCCTCCAATGGCGCAGCCCGACTCGACTATGCATTGCCGGATGGAGACCTCTGGTTTGCA